GGATTTAGCTTTTGCCGTTTGTTTACTTTTCCATGTATCAAACTGTACTATGTTGTCATCTTCGTATGCATCATAGCCGTGCCAATTCATACCACCATAGTATGTGATACCCTTTGGTTTGTTAGATATGGTGTCAGTCTTGACATCATAATCGCTACCCATACCACGCTGTATTGAGTAGGTATTTGATAGCCACATATTGTCCATTGTCTCGCCATGATCTTCGTTGATGATCGTGAACTTACCATTAGATCCGTCAAGGAATAACAGTTTGTCAGAGCCTATTGATTCTTCGATCATGTCTTTCCAATCGGAGTTGTATAGTAGTTCGGGATTCTGTGCCAACATTGGTCTAAGAATCCACTTCACATATTGATGTGTATCTGATTTATCTACATCAATCATTGGTGTTGGTAATTGTGGTCCGTTATGCATAACCCATATAGATCTGTTATGCTGTTTCATATTGAGAACTTCAAATGGGTGGCAGTTTGATTTGTTAGTGCCACCATTAGTTGTGAATCTGAAGTGCAAACCCATTGGGATTTTCATATCTTTGAATTTATCCCACAGATTTACTACATCATTCTCAGTCTTAGGAAGTTCTTTGAATGTTTGTATCTTGCCGTCAGCAAGAAACATACCACCAAATCCGTCAGAATTATTGTGATATGCTGATGTCAATAAGTTCTGTTTTAACTCACTAACATTATCTGATTTAATAATTAAACACATATTAGTATTCCTCGCTTTCTGTCTTTAATCGTTTGGTATTGCCTTTGTTGTATCCTTTTCTAACTAGCCATGAGAATAGGTAAGGATATAAACCTTTGTTCTCAGATCTATTCATATACTTAATGAAGTTAGTATATGATAAACTATATACGCTATCGGTATCTTTATCCAGACCGACAGTTCCAACCCAGTTGCATAGTGCGTCTACAAATTCTAGGTTTCGCAGTATGCCTTGCTTTGCAATATTGCCTCTGAATATTCTGAACTCGATTGTTCTAGGTTTGTGAGTAGCCAATGCTTCATACTTATCAGAACGATTTAGTGCGTCTTTTACTCGCTTGAATTTCTTAGCTGACCATTGACGGGAATCACGACCAGCAATTTTCTCAATGAACTTTGCATTGTATGTTCCATTTATAAACACTAACAGTTTGCCAATATCCAATGGTGTTAGTGATGCTCTATCAACATGGACATGCATACCACAAGTGCCTGTATTCCAAGACGATAACTGATCTGAATAATTCTGTTCACAGAATCTTGTCCAACGCTCTTTATGTATACCTAGCGTTGCAGGTGCAGTCACGATCTCAAATCCATTATCTAATGATCCGTCATGTTTGCATAATGCAAAGTGTTTCATAGTGTTGTGTATATCGTGGACTATATCGTCAGAACAACTGTTGCGTCTTTCACTCTCTATTTCAGTAGCTATTAGTCTTGTCTCATTCTTGTAGTATTGAGGAGATAGTTGTTGCGTCACATCATAATCGTAGCCATATACACCATAGCCATCTTCAGCATCTTCATCTTCGGGGTAATCGTCTACATGATAATACTGATCGTGTCCGTCATGGTATTCGTAGTTGTCTCTGCAACAATCACCAACCCAATCACCACGATCATCAACATATATACTGTCATCACGATAGGATAAAGAGCCACAATCAGAGCAAGTTATAAGTTCGTCATCTACACTACTGATTGCGTTCTGTAATCGTCTGTTTAGTTTGCTTTCCTCAAACACATCAAGCAATTCGCAGTCATCAAATACTTTGATAAACTCCTCTGCCAAATCGTGAGGAAAAGTAGATAACTCCTCAATGCTAAGATTAAACCTAGATTGTAATTCCCAAACATTAGTATTTGAAATTCTAATAAGTTTGTACATAGTATACAAAGTTTGATCTGTAGTACCATTGTAAGTAGTTCGCAGTTTTTCTAATAATGTCATATTAACCTCATTTCTATTTCATTATTAAAGCTATTATAATACATAGCACGACAAAGTAAATTGTCCACTTTGTCGCACCAATCACTTTATCAAAGTCGATCTTCAACATATCAATTAGCCATTAATAGTTGTTGTATCAACTTTGATAGAACTCTCAGCACTTAGAGAATTACTAGTATATAATACTGTAAATCCTTGTTTCTTGAGCTGAGTATTAAATCTTGAGTATGTAGCAGGATATGGTTTTGCATCCCTATCCAAATGTGGTGTTTCAGTATTTGCCATACCCAATGCAAAGTCATATAATGCTTTGACATTTCCAAATACTTTAGGCACATCTAAGTAATTAGATTGAGCCACATATACAGTTTTTGCCATGTTATTTTACCCCCCATGCTTCCTGTAAATCGTTGATATTTAAGCCGTCTAGTCGTTTGTTAGATTGTGAGTTTATTCGATCAGCAAATCTATGCTTATCAAATCTGTTATTACTACTCGCCATGATATAAGTGATATCATCTACCATAGCTTTAGTAGGATTGTGTTTTGCTATTAAGTCAGCAAATTCTATAAATTGTTTTTTAGACAATGCCATTTTTATTACCTCGCTATATTTAAGTCTAGTATGCCACAACCATTTTCAGAGTCAATGGCACATTCTGTCACACCTAGCAGAATTATCTGCTAGACGCTAATTTCATATATTTTTCGTAGTCAGGATGAGCCTGAGCCTTACGAAGTAAAGCCACTCGACCACCATCATTAAGCCTTTGTTTTTCACTATTAAAGACATAACCCATAAAAACGGATTTTGCCGAACTCTCGTATTTATCTTTTTGACCATTGAAAATCGGTGCTTTACCAATCGGTAAATAGCCACGACCAATGATACCCATTCTTGATTTCATAGTTAAACCCTCACAATCTAAAACCATTATTACACAACCAATTTGAAAGTCAAGAAGTATTTTGATAGTGCGACCAAAATGTACAAAGTAATAAATTATGACCGACTAATTAACTTAAATAATGTAAATTAATAACATCAAATTAGTTGTTTAAAGTAGGTTAATTCTGACAGAATGATTTGAAATAGCAAGGTTATTTTGGTCACATGGGGCAGGTTGTCGCAATGCGACGATTTGCCGAGTATATGCGACACTATATCCTGCGACAAAATGCCTGATGTGACATATAGTCGCACCTTTTTTTGGGCATGGGGTGCCCTACGATTTACACGCATCATTTTTTCTTCCTAGATAACTCTAGGCATTAGCCCCCGAAGGGGCTAGTGTCTAAATTTATCTTTGTTCGTGTGCGACAATTCGTCCACACCAGTGTGTGTCATTTTGCCACAGTTTCCATACAGGTGCGACTTCTTGCCCCATGTAGATTTTACTTTTATTTTTAACCTTACGCTTAAACCAAGAGTAAGATTTTGAAGATACATAAACTGTATCAGATTTTTTTAATCTAACCATGTTAAAATTGTAGCACGAATAAAAAAAATTGTAAATTGGTCAGATTGTCACAGGGGTTTTGGGGGCTTGTTCGTAGTTTGTTCTAGTATATGGAACATCATATGGTAGTAATAATTTATTACTTAGGTCAGAGTGAGGTATTAGGACAGAGGGGTGTGGTGCTAACCTAGTACCCCCACCCCCAAAAAACCACGACTGCCACTACATACATATGCGTCAGAAAAAATTTTAGCAAAAATTTGGACCTTGAAATTTCGCGTGCCCCCTTTTTGCGAGGGGGTATGCCCGAAGGCATTTTTAACCCCCCTCTTCTTACAGGAGACACCCTCGGGGAGAGGGATGCTGTAATGCTATCATAACAACCCTTGTTTATGCAAGAGGTCTATGTTATAATTTTTTTTATATGGATACAAATAAACCCTTGACAGGAAGACAGGAACTCTTCTGTCAAGAATACATTAAAGATCTAAATTCAAAAGCAGCTGCAAAGCGTGCGGGTTACTCAGACAAAGTAGCTGACGCGAAGTCCTATCAGTTTTTAAAGATGGATCGTATTAGAGATAGAATCTCAGAACTTAAAAAGGATTCTATGAAAAGGCTGCAGCTTGATGCAGATGATATACTAAGAAGGTTAGTGCGTATCGCAGATCAGACAGAACAAACAGGTGACTACAACGCAGCTATTAGAAGTTTAGAGTTATTAGGAAAACATAAAGCACTATGGACAGATAAAACTATTAACGAAACAACTTTAGTAAATGCTTTTGCATCTGGTAATTCTGACGAAGATATACAGCGAGATGTAGAGCGTTTGAAAAGAATAGCTACACCAAAACTAAAAGTCATAGCAGGAGACAAAAAATGATTTTAACCCCTAAACTAGAGCCGTACGCAGGACAACCAGACGTGGATACTTATTCACAGATAGTCTTGTGGGGTGGCGTTGCATACATCAGAAGATAGAGACGCAGCTACTAGACTAGCTGTCAAACAGGCGCGTGATGATTTACTAGCATTTGTTATGCTAATGAATCCTAGCTTTAACGTAGGACCGCATCACCGTTTACTTTGTGACCAACTAATGAAGTTGGAACAAGGAGAAACCGATCGCCTTATGGTCTTTGTTTCTCCGCGTTCTTCTAAGTCTTTAATCACTTCAACATATTTCCCCGCTTGGGCGCTAGGTCGTAATCCTTACTGGCAAGAGATAGCAGTATCTCACTCAGATGACCTAGCAACTAAGTTTGGTAGAGCTATTCGTGATATTATAAATACAGTTGCATACAACACAATCTTTCCAAAAGTAAAAATTAAAAAAGATAATCGTGCTGCAAACTCTTGGGCGCTAGAAGAAAGCGGCAAACAAGCTGGAAGTTTCTTAGCTGCTGGTTCTGGATCAGGTATTGCAGGTTTTGGTGCACACTTAGCTGTCATTGATGATCCTATATCAGAGCAAGATGCTTTTTCAAAGACTAGAAGAGAACAATTAAACGAGTGGTATGCCTCTGGTTTACGTACAAGATTGATGCCAGGTGGAAAAGTTGTGCTAGTTATGACAAGATGGCACGAAAATGACCTAGCTGGTTACCTATTAAAGCAACAAGAAGCTTCACCACTAGCAGATAAATGGAATGTGGTGCGAATACCTGCGTTAAATACTGCAGATTCTACAGAAAAACTTGTAGATGCTAGAGATTCTTTAATTAAACAAGGATATTTGACTGAAGAATACCCAAAACCAAAACTTGGTGAGTCTTTTTGGGGGGCACCTGACCGCGAAAATGGTTTTTGCTGGTCAACAGAGGACATTGTGCGTACAAAAAACAACACACCCCCGTTTAAATTTGATGCATTGTACCTACAAAGCCCATCATCAGAGACAGGTGGCATAATTCAGGTAGATTACTGGCAAGATTGGAGTAGCGAAGACCCACCCGAGTGTGATTTTATAATACAATCGTGGGATACTGCGTTTTCTACTAAAACAACTGCAGATTTTTCTGTAGTTACTACATGGGGCATATTTAAAAAAGATGATATTAGTTTAGCTAACATGGTTTTGCTAGGAATGGACAAAGGTAGATGGGATTTTCCTACACTTAGACAAAAAGCTGTAGATAAATTTATGAAACATAAACCAGATTCTATAGTAATTGAGAAAAAAGCATCAGGTCAATCTTTAATTCAAGATTTAAGACTAGCAGGCTTGCCAATACAAGAATATCAACCAGATAGAGACAAAGTATCTAGGGCATATGCTGTTAGTTCTCTGTTTCATAACTCAAGAATATATGCTCCTTTGTTAAAATCTTGGGCAAAAGATACAATAGAAGAATGTAGACAGTTTCCTGCAGGACCTCACGATGATATCGTAGACTCTGTAACTCAAGCTATATTGTATGTAAGAAATGGCGGATATTTAGAGCATAGTGATAATTCATGGCTTGACTTAGATGAGTCAGCAGTGTATAATAAAAAACGCAGACGTTATTATTAAGGATTGATATATGATAGTAGAAAAACAACTTGAATTACTAGAAGGCGAAGATCTTACATCGCCTGAATCTCCAGTTAAACCAGCTGATGAAGTAATAGCTACACCTGATGGTGGAGCTGAAGTTACTTTAGAAGATAAAGGTTTAATGGAAGAAGCCAAAGCTATGGGAATATTTGAAGAAGATGAAAATAGTCCAGAAGCTATGGACCACGATGCCAACCTCGTAGAATTTATTGACGAAAAAGAATTAGGATCTATTGCTAGTGAACTACAAGATTCATTTGAAAAAGATAAACAATCTAGAGATGAATATGATTCTATTGCTGAAGAAGGAATAGACTTACTAGGATTTAAAGCAGAAGATAGTGATGAACCTTTTCCAGGAGCTTGTGCATCTTCACATCCTGTACTATCACAAGCGGTTGTAAAGTTTCAAGCAAAAGCATATAAAGAATTATTTCCTACTGAAGGACCTGTGCGTACACGAATCGTTGGTTTACAAACTCCGCAAAAAATGGAACAAGCAAATCGTGTTCGTCACTTTATGAATTATCAAACACAAATACAAATGCCAGAATACGGACCAGAACTAGATCGTTTATTATTTTATGTAGCGTTGTATGGTTCAGCATTTAAAAAAACTTACTGGGATGTAAATTTAGGCAGACCAAGAACAGAGTATATTAAAGCACAAGATTTTTATGTAGATTACTATGCATCTAATTTAGAAAACGCAGAACGTTTTACTCATAAGTATTCTATGTCTATGAATGAAATTAAAAAATTTCAAATGTCTGGAACTTTTGCAGACATAGATGTAAGTGAAAGTAATATAGATGAAACTTCTGCACAAGAAGCTTCAGATGAAATACTAGGTGTTACTAAACCTTATGGTGATACCGAACGTGTAGAAATTTTAGAAATGCATGTTAACTTAGACTTACCAGGATTTGAAGACTCTGATGGTTTAAAACTTCCTTACGTAGTTCATATGACCGATGAAGGAAAAGTTTTAGCAATCAGAAGAAACTGGAATGTAGAAGATATTAAAAAAGAAAAGAAAATGTATTTCACACATTACTATATGATTCCTGGTTTAGGTTTTTATGGTTATGGTTATTTACATTTAATTGGAGGTTTAACTAAAACAGCAACTTCATCAATGAGACAATTGATAGATGCTGGAACGTTTTCAAATTTACCTGGTGGTTTTAAAGCGCATGGACTTCGTGTGCTTGCACCTGATGAGCCAATTGCTCCTGGTGAATGGAGAGAAGTAAATAGTCCTGCGGGTGACCTAGGCAAGTCTCTACAGCCTTTACCATTTAAAGAACCTTCAGGTACATTATTTAATTTAATGCAGTATGTTGTTAATGCTGCAAAAGAGTTTGCTGACTCGACCGACAACATAGTAGATCAAGCATCTAACTATGGACCTGTTGGTACAACTATGGCTTTGTTAGAACAAAGTTCTAAGTTGTTCAGCGCTGTGCACAAGCGTCTGCATAACGCTCAATCCAAGGACCTGCGAATTTTAGCGAGATTAGATTTTGAGTATCTTCCTGATCTGTACCCGTATGAAGTCGCAGGTGGTGCACAACAAGTTTTTAGAAATGATTTTAATTTAAAATCAATTGATGTTCTTCCTGTGTCAGATCCTAACATGCCAACAGAAGCACACAGGATAGCAAAGATAAACGCGATTATGCAAATAGCACAACAAAATCCTCAAGCTTACAATATGGAAGCAATAGGTATGGAATTGTTTTCTGCTATGGGTATTGAAGAACCACAAAGATATTTAAAACAAAACATGCAACCTATATCAGCTGATCCTGTTACAGAAAATATGGCAGCTATGAAGGGGGCACCACTAGTTCCAAGGCAAGATCAAAACCATGATGCTCATATTGTAGCGCACGCTGCTATGATAAATAACGTAGCGTATAAAGAAAACACTATAATGCTTCAAGCTTTGTCTTCACATATACAAGATCATTTAGCTATGAAGTATAGAGGCGAGGTAGTCCAAATGATTGGCGATCCTCAAATAGTACAAGCTATGATGTCAGGACAACCACTACCTCCTGAAATGGAAAATCAAGTAGCGTTACTCACAGCCAATGCTTCTGATTCTATTATGAAGTTAGATGAAGAAAAACAAAAAATTATGTCTGGTCAAAAAAAAGATACAGCAGAACAACAATTAGAAATTCAAAGAGAAGAATTAGAATTACGTAAAGCAAAACTTGCTTTAGATGCTAAGAAACATCAAGATGAAATATCTTTAGAAGAAGCTAAAGTTATGATTGATGATGAAAATACAGATTTAGAAAGAGATCGTAAGATGGCAGCAGATGCTATGGATATGGCTAAGTCTGGAATACAAGATGCAAAGATAATGATTAAGAAAGATATTATGTAATGGCAGCAGATCCCAGACTAAAACGTGCAGGGGTCAGTGGTTATAACAAACCTAAACGAACTCCTAATCATCCAAAGAAATCTCATGTCGTAGTTGCTAAAGAAGGCAACAAAGTTAAAACAATTAGATACGGACAACAAGGAGCTAAGACAGCTGGTAAACCTAAAGCAGGAGAGTCAGCTAGAATGAAAGCTAAACGTAAATCTTTTAAAGCTAGACATGGTAGAAATATTGCAAAAGGAAAAATGTCTGCAGCATATTGGGCAGATAAAAGTAAATGGTAATGAAAGAGTTTAGATTATTATTTTTTATATTATTAGCTTTTGGATTCGTAGCTATTGCTACAGATACAAAAGCTGAAACCAATACAGTATCTTCAACTGTAGTTACAAACTCAACACCACCTACAGCAAATGCACCATCTATAATAAATTCTAATAGTGATATATGTAAAGTAGGCGTTGGCGGAAGTGTACAAAATAATGTACTAGGTGTAGCTACAGGTATATTAGTAGATGATGAACTTTGTCAAAGTTTAAAACTATCTCGTTCTCTATACTCAATGGGAATGAAAGTTGCAGCGGTATCAGTTTTATGCCAAGACCCAAGAGTATTTGATGCAATGACTGATGCAGGAACTCCATGCCCATATAATGGAGCTATAGGTACAGAAGCACAAAATTCTTGGATGGATAATCCAGATGATATTCCAGACGGAAGTAAATATAAAAAAGATTATGTGCAGGCAAGTAAGCCTGTAAAAGGAGAGATGAGTGATGCAGGTCATATTGCACTTTATAAGACTTTGTTCCTTATTACTACTGGTCTCCTCTTATTCTAAAGCAGATACCTGCTTACCTAATCACGAAGGTCTTTGTGAGCCAGGTGTTAATATAACAGAAGATACACAAGTAGAAGTTACTGAAGAAGACAAAGGCACAGAAATTGTAACTACTACAACTACTACAGTCACAACAACTACACAAACTATTACAAACGAAAACTCTGGTGATATATTAGATGGTAGTAATGGTTATGTATCATCTAGTCAAGAAGGTGATATGGATATTGACTGGGGTGGTCAAGGTCCTGCTAGTATGCCTACAGGAAATAATTGTTACGGGTTAGGCTCAGATAAATGTGCAGCTATTACTGGATCAGGTAATAGTACATCAACAATGGGTGTATCTGGAATGGGTACTACATTTATACAGACAGTAGACATTTCTGATTTAAATATAAATAATGGGGGAGAAGTTAAATATACAATAGAGGTAGATAAACAAGATGCTCAAGATAGAATATACATGCACATTACAGGACTTAACGGAAATAGTCAAATCTTTTCAGGAACTGACATACTGTCTGAATCTGGCGTTGCATCAGGTTACCAGTCATACAATGGGTCTTTCGATTTCAGTGGTGTTTTAAACAAAGTAACTATTGAAGTTGGTGGCAGAGATATTAATTTAGCAGTTGGACCTGTTTTTGATGATGTTACAGTAAACGTATTTTATAATGTTATTAATACAATTATTACACAACATATTACAACATTAGAAGAAATTTATTATTTAAACATATTTGATCCAACAGAAATAGAATTTGTAGAAGAAGTATTTGAATTCAATGATATAGTTGTAGATGATGGTATGATAGACTTTGCTCCTATTGAACCAGAAACAGAAGAGATATCATACGAATCTGTAGAGCTGGAGATTGATTTTGAAATGGATTTTAATATAGAGTTTGCACCTCCTCCACCACCAATGGAAATGCTACCACCTCCTGATATGGAAATGAATATGCCTATTAATATAGAAACAGTAGAAGCAGAAATAGAATTACAGTTAGAGGATTTACCTCCACCTCCAGATATGGTAGTATCAGTAGAAGAAATTCCTGAGCCTGAAATGGATATGCCAGAAACAGAAATAGAAGAAGGTCCTCCTAATATAGAAGAGGTAAAAGAAATACCAGTAGAAGTAGAAGAAACTATAGATGAACAACCAACAGAAGAAGAAACAATCGAACCCGATAGCGAAGCTACTGAGGAGCCCGTTGTGGAAGTTGAGGATAGTACCGAGCAAGAAGACCT